CATAAAGGCAACTTAGGTAATAAGATGCCATTAATGCAAACACCAGACGGAACATTTTGGTGGGAAGGCGGTAATCAAGGTGGTGAGGGTCCAATGACTGGTTCTCGTATTACTTTATGGAACGGTGATACACTAAATCGCTCAGGATGGAATCCTGCTAGTGTTGACGGCGTTATTAAAGACGGCAAGTATATTGATTTTCCAGAAGGTGTTAATTGGAAAGATTATAAACAAAAAGCAGACGACGAATCTGCTGTACTAGCAAAATTAAAGAAATTACTTGAACTAGTTGACAAATATATGGCACTAAAAGCAAAACGCGGTCAAGGTGCAAGACCAGCAACTCCAACTACACAAGACATGGGAGATGGCAGTAAATTAACTGTAGATCCTAAGACCGGAGTGGCAGCTGCCACAAACAATGATGGTACTCCATATGTGCCCGGAAGCAATCCAAATCTACCAAAGAACAGGGTAGGAGAAAATATTACATTTAAAGGATCCATTGCTAATAGTCTTGTTGAATCGTTTGGTTATGAAAATAAAACTGACGAAGGTGTAATGGGTGTATTAGGAAAGGCTGCTCCAGGCGTTGGCGCAGTATTAGGCGCACAAGGTGCTTATGATAGTTACAAGAAAGGCGACTATCTTGGGGCCGCACTAAACGGATTATCTGGTGCATTTTCATTAGTTCCAGGTCTAGGTTGGATTCCAGCACTAGGATTTGGTGCATGGCAAGCTGGTCGTGAATTAAGTGGTGCTACTGACAAGTATGATACTCCACAACCCGGAGCTCCACAGCAAGGTGGCGCTAACCCAACTCCGGGCAATGTTGATCCTAAACTACAAGCACTACAAAAGAAATTAATTGCAGCCGGGGCCGATTTAGGACCAACAGGCGCTGACGGTGTTATGGGCAAGTTTACTCAAGCCGCTATGCAGAAGTTTCCAAATATTAAAGAAGGTGTAATGATGACACAACCAAAATCAGTAGCAGAGTCTATTAGAGAATTACAACAAAGACTAGAATTAATTGAAAATGACGGAGCACCAGTTCCTCCAGAGGCTATGGTGCCACCAGTTCCTCCAGAGGCTATGGTGCAAGAAGAACCAACACCAACTCCAGCATCAGCCGAAGATGAAAAATTAGCGGCGATGGCTAAAGAAGTTGATGGCACTATTATCCTGCAAAACGGTAATAAATTTTTAGCATTACCAGATGGACAAATTGTTGATCCAGTAACTATGGAATTGCAAACAAAGCAAGGTGGTGAGTTAGTTGATAGCGGTAAGAACTTAGCTGAAACACTTGATGAAGATATGAATGAAGGGTTATTTGATATTGTTAAAGGCATTGGTTCTGCAATTAAAATGGGTGCAAATCCAGCCGCAAGAGCAACTACTGGTGCATTAACTGCTGGTGGAAGGGCCGCAACTGTTGGACAAGGTACTCAAAGGTTTAACAAAGCGTTGGCGGCAAGACCAGGATTAGAGCGTGGGGCATATAACACAGCTCGTGCAGTTGCAACAAATCCAGGTAAGGCGGCACTTGCAGCCGCGGGTGCAGGATTAGGGGCTGGATATATAGGTGGAAAACTTGGACAAAATCCAACTGCTCCAGTTAATCCTAACACTCCCCCTAACCGTCCACCCAATCAACAAGGTGGTACTAATCCATCACCAGATGTACAAACCGGCGATGATGAAGAAATGAAAGCCTTACGTGCTCAAATTGAAGCATTAATGAAAGATTTAAGCACATCTAAAAATCCAGAAGTACAAAAAGGATTGGCAGATATCCAAGCAAAATTAAAATAATATTTTAATTACAATGAGAATGGCAGATTTATTCTGCCATTTTTTACCTTTGAGCTTGTAGTTTAAAGATAAGTAGTATATAATAGGCATATACATTAGGAGATTTACATGTCAGGTCGTTCATACGGTGCAGAAGAAAAGGCAAAACTAGAAAGATTGATTACAGAAGGTAGTACAGTACTACGCGAAGTTGAAGACCTACAAGAAGGCTTAAAAGAAACTGTTAAAGCAGTTGCAGAAGAATTACAAATTAAACCTAGCGTTATTAACAAAGCCATTAAGATTGCACATAAAGGTGATTGGGCGGCTTATAACGAAGATTGGGAAGAGATTGAAGCAATTTTAGATATTACAAAACGTATCTAAAGATAGTATAATATAGATGGTCGGCGGGCCATAATCCGCAAAGTAGGTGTTTGTCAGCCCTAAATGACATATGGAGATTAAATGAGCTATGTAGACGCATGGTTTGACCGCGAGAATGATATCATTAAAGTGGTTGAACGCAATAAGAAAGGCGAACGAGAGTTTCGCGACATTCCTGTAAAACACACGTTTTACGTTAAAGATGGAAAAGGTAAATTTCAATCCATCTACGGTGATCCTGTTTCGAGGATCATTTGTAAAAATACAAAAGAACTACGCAAAGAACAAGCTATCAATTCAGGTAAGCAATTATTTGAAAGCGACATCAATCCAATTTTTGTTTGCCTAAGCGAACACTATTTAAATCAAGATGCACCAAAGTTAAATGTAGCCTTTTTCGATATTGAGGTCGACTTTGACCCAGAACGCGGCTATGCTAGCCCGGATGATGCGTTTATGCCTATTACTGCTATCGCAGTTAAGCTACAATGGATGGATACAATGATCTGTTTGGCAATTCCTCCTAAGACGCTTACTATGGAAGAAGCTAAAGTACAAGTTGAAGAATTCCCTAATACATATTTGTTTGATAACGAAGCAGATATGTTAGACATGTTTTTAGACTTAATTCAAGACGCAGATATTTTAACTGGTTGGAATAGCGAGGGCTTTGATATTCCATATACAGTAAACAGAGTGACTAAAGTATTAAGCAAAGAAGATACACGCCGTTTCTGTTTGTTTAATCAATTTCCTAAACGTCGTGAATACGAAAAGTTCGGGCGTCAAAGTGTAACCTATGACTTTATTGGTCGGGTACACTTAGACAGTCTTGAACTGTATCGTAAGTACACATATGAAGAACGTCACACATATCGATTGGACGCTATTGCCGAATATGAATTAGGTCAGCGTAAAACACAATATGAAGGCACATTGGATCAGTTATACAACAATGACTTCCGCACATTCGTAGAATATAACATTAATGACTGTCAACTGTTAGACGATCTTGATAAGAAACTCAAGTTTATGGATCTTGCTAATACACTAGCACACGAATGTACTGTATTGCTACAAACTACAATGGGTGCTGTAGCTGTTACTGAACAGGCTATTATTAACGAGTGTCATCGCAGAGGCTTCCAAGTTCCTAATCGTACTAAAATGGAAGAGCGTGAAGACAACGAAGGTGCCGCTGGTGCGTATGTTGCCTATCCCAAAGAAGGTATTCAAGACTGGGTTGGATCGTTAGACATTAACTCATTGTACCCAAGTGCCATTAGAGCACTTAACATGGGTCCAGAAACTATTATCGGGCAGTTACGACAAACTAAAACACAAGAATACATTGACAATCAAACTGCCAAAGGTAAATCATTTGCCGCGGCATGGGAAGGCATGTTTGGTAGTGTAGAATATACAGCAGTAATGGGGCAGGAAATTGGAACTGATATTACTATCGACTGGGAAAACGGTGATAGCGATGTATTAAGTGCCGCGGAAACATACAGATTAATTTATGAAAGCAATCAGCCCTGGATGCTTTCGGCAAATGGCACTATTTTCACCTATGAGAAAGAAGGTATTATTCCAGGGCTACTAAAACGTTGGTATGCAGAACGTAAAGAGATGCAGGCCAAACTAAAGGAGGCTATTAATGCTGGTAACAAAATTGAAGAAGAGTATTGGGACAAGAGACAGTTGGTTAAGAAGATTAACCTTAACTCGCTCTATGGCGCCATTCTTAATCCTGGCTGTCGCTTTTTTGATAAGCGTATCGGCCAATCTACTACCCTTACTGGACGTGCAATTGCCAAACACATGGCTGGAAAAGTCAATGAAATCATTGCAGGAGAATATAACCATGTGGGTAAAGCAATCATCTACGGAGACACAGACTCCTGTTACTTCTCCGCGTACAAAACCCTAAAGAAAGACATTGAAGCTGGTCTTATACCGTGGACTAAAGAAAGCGTTGTTCAATTGTACGATCAAATCGGCGAAGCAGTAAACGAAACATTTCCACAGTTTATGTTAGATGCTTTCCACTGTCCAAAGTCACGGGGCGAAGTGATTAAGGCTGGTCGTGAGATTGTTGCTAGCAAAGGCTTGTTTATTACTAAGAAACGGTATGCGGTTCTTTACTATGATAAAGAAGGCAAGCGTAGTGACGTAGACGGCAAGCCGGGAAAGATTAAGGCCATGGGCTTAGATTTGAAACGCAGTGACACTCCTGAATTTATTCAAAACTTTCTAAGCGACATTCTTGAAAAGGTATTAACTGGTGCTACTGAGCAAGAAGTGCTAGATCACATCAGTGAATTTAGATTAAAGTTTAAGAGTCGGCCGGGTTGGGAGAAAGGTAGTCCTAAACGTGCTAACAAGATTACCGAGTATCAGGCTAAAGAAGTTAAAGCAGGTAAAGCTAATATGCCTGGACACGTTCGTGCTAGTATTAACTGGAATACATTAAAACGTATGTTTGACGACAAGTATTCGATGCATGTCACTGACGGTGCTAAGGTTATTGTTTGTAAACTTAAACAAAACCCAATGGGCTTTACCAGTGTTGCATATCCTGTAGACGAATTGCGGTTGCCACAATGGTTTAAAGACTTGCCATTTGATGATGCCGAAATGGAGCAAACAATTATCGATAATAAACTTGATAATTTAATTGGTGTTCTTAACTGGGATATTACCAGTACAGAAGAAAAGAATACATTCAATTCACTATTTGAGTTCTAATATGAAAATTATAATTGCCGGATACGGATTTGTTGGCAAGGCTGTTGCTAATGCATTACAATTGCAACATGAAATCATTGTACAAGATCCTAAATATACTGATTATAAAATGATCGACCATTATGATGCCGACGGTATCATAATCTGTGTTGGCACTCCCGAATTACCAAGTGGAGGCTGTGACTGTAAAGACATTGCTAGCGTATTAGATGATGTACCTGTTTTTATGCCAGTGTTGATTAAAAGTTCTGTCACCCCAGAAGTAATTAATGCGTTAGCTGAAATTTATCCGGATCACTGTATAACATACAGCCCAGAGTTTTTAAGAGCAAACACAGCAAATGCAGATTTTATCAATCAAAAGTATATGATTTTAGGTGGTGAAGATCCTGATTGTTTTTGGCAAGATCTGTTTACCACAGTATTAAAAAACTGTAAAATATATTTTAATTGTACTGCTTTAGAATCAGCAATGGTCAAATACAGTATAAATGCATTTCTAGCAACCAAAGTTTCATTTTTTAACAACATATACGACTTGTGCGAGAAAAATGGAGCCGATTATGATGTTGTTAGACAACTTATTACACAAGATACTAGGATTGGTAACAGCCATACACTGGTACCAGGTGCAGATGGAGAGCGTGGATTTGGCGGCCACTGCTTTCCAAAAGATACTGCGGCCCTTATTCATTATGCCGAAAGCATTGGAATTGGGTTTGACATAGTCAATAGCGCCGTAAAATACAACAAAAAGGCAAGAAAATAACTTGACCTTTAGTAAAAAACCTATATAATATACAAACATGGAGAACTATATGAAAGACATTTTACAAGACCTCGTAGCACATACACATAGCTTAGGATTTATTCCTCTAGTTAAAGTAAGTGCAGACACAACTAAAACAGAAATCGAAGCAATGGCTGAAGACCGTTCAGTAATTGTTAATGCAAAAACTAAAACTGTTGTCGACTCGTTTGACGGAGTATTTGGTATGCCTAATCTAAATAAATTGGATATTCACCTTAAGTGTCCAGAATATAAAGAGAATGCAAAAATTAATGTTGTTACCACAGTTCGTAACAACGAAACAATCCCCACAGGCTTGCATTTTGAAAATGCCGCTAAGGATTTTGAAAACGACTATCGTTTTATGAATACCGAAATTATTAATGAAAAATTAAAATCGGTAAAGATGAGACCAGTTAACTGGGACATTGAATTTGAACCTAGCGTTACTAGCATTCAAAGATTGAAAATGCAGGCAAACGCACACAGTGAAGAAAGTGTATTCCAAGTTCAAACAACTAACGGCAATCTAGTGTTTAGCTTTGGTGATGCAAGCACACATGCTGGTAGTTTTATTTTCCAAGCAAATATTGCTGGTAAACTAAAGCAGACATGGTCATGGCCAGTGAATCAAGTTATGAGTATCTTAGCATTAGCAGGCGATAAGACTATGCGTATTGCAGATGTCGGTGCTATGCAGATTACTGTAGATAGCGGAATGGCTGAATACAATTATATTTTACCAGCACAAAGCAAGTAATGAATCGTAACTTAACGGCAACACAAAACGACTATGCGTACTTCTTGCCGGCAACGTCGGGATTTTATAGTACGTTTATAGGAAAACAACGCTACGGCAATTATGTAGACCCTGCACGGTTGCCTGCTAGTTTTATCAACGGCGTAGAAGGATTGAATTACTTAGAACCTGACAAGGGTATGTTTTATTTTGATCATTGTTTATATTCAGCAGGCCATGCTAATTTAGATCTAAACAAAAAAGACGAAAGCGAAGACATGTTTCGTAACAGAGATCGCACAACCAGTTGGGTATTAGGCGACTCTGGAGGTTTCCAGATTGGTAAAGGTGTATGGGCAGGCGAATGGAAAGATCCTGACGGTCCAGAAGTACTGGCTAAACTACAAGAGTGTATTGCTAAAGGTGTTGAACTTATCCCAGTACTTGATGCCAGCGGCACACAAAAAGTTGATAAAAATGGAAATCCAAAGTTTATTAAGTTTGATCATGTTAAAGATTATACTGTTAAATTAGAAGCCGCACAAAAGAAGCGTGAACAAGTGCTAGCATGGATGGATGCACTTATGGATTATGGTATGGTGCTTGATATTCCAGCATGGGTAGAACGCAGTGAAGTTGGTAAGGCAGCTACCGGTATTGAAAGTTATGATCAAGCGGTTAATGCAACAAAATATAATAATGAATATTTTATCAAACATCGAACAGGTGCATGTAAGTTCTTAAATGTATTACAAGGCGAAACACACTCCCAAGCTGATGATTGGTATAGTAAAATGAAAGATTTTTGCGACCCTAAAATATACGGCGATAAAGCATTTAATGGTTGGGCTATGGGTGGCCAGAATATGTGCGACGTAGAATTAGTTTTAAAAAGATTAGTAGCATTACGGTTTGACGGGCTCCTTGAAAAGGGTCAACATGATTGGATGCACTTCCTGGGCACCTCTAAGTTAGAGTGGGCAACTTTATTAACTGATATCCAACGATCTGTAAGGAAATACCATAATGAAAACTTTACCATCTCTTTTGATTGCGCATCGCCGTTCCTTGCCACAGCAAACGGACAAATTTATATTAACACCGAAACAGAACATGGCGAAAAATGGGTCTACCGTATGCAGGCTTCTGCAGACAACAAAAAATATTCAACAGACACCCGATTGTTTAAAGACGCAGTAATACAAGACAAGATTTTTGATAAATTCGAATCTAGTCCTATTATTGATCAAGTACAAATAAAAGATATTTGTATCTATGCACC